GCGGAACTTTTGAACGTAGTTAGAAGTACGTTCACGAGCGGCGAATGCATCAGTGAATGTTGCAACGTCAGCACCTTCGACAACACCTGCGGCGGCTGGATCGTCCAGCTTGTCAAGTGTCCACTCGAAGTTAACGTTGGTAGCTTTTTTGCGAGAACCGCCGGAGAGAACTGGAGTTTCCTCGGGGGCAAGTACTGACAGGATGTCGGTTAAGTCTTCACGATTGGAAGAAGCCGATCCCGGTAATGTTGTGAATGTATTTGAAAATGCCATTTTATTAAATGTTTATTGATTAGATAACTGAAGGGTTCGTAGACGAATGAAATCACTTTTGTTTCCGCTATCACGGAATTGTTGACTTATTGCTTTGATGTTTTGAGCCTTCTTAGATGTTGAACGATCTGATACCGATGCTGAAGGAATGCCGCTTTTAGGAGGATTCATGGATCCAACTGGCTTCCTTGCATACAAACTATTTGCCGCATGAGCAATTAGGTATGGTAGTTGTGCGGAGACTTCCGGTAGCACTGATTCAAGTTTTTGCAAACGAGGATCTTTTAGCATAGCCTGATACTTTTGATTAACGTCATTGCTGTCGTCATCTATCCACGTCAATTCTTTTTTAGCTTGTTCGGCAAATGCAGATTTTAATTGCACTGACTGAGCTTGATCTTGAAGTTGACGTAGGCGATCAGGCAGGAACGTATCCTTTGTTTTACGTGCATTACGTAAAGTCTGGCGGACTTGAGCTTTCGTAAGCTCTTGACCATTGGCTTCAGTAACAACGTCTTCAGGTCCGTAACCATCGCTATTAAAAATAAGATCTTCTGCCCATTCAATAACACTATCCATTTCTTGTGACTTGCTTTGCAGTTCTTCAACTGTATTCAAATCATTGAAAGGATTGTCTTCGACTGGCTTTTTTGTTTTAAGAGGATCTTCGGCTTGCATCTCTGACTTCAAACGAGCAAGCTCTTCTTCGGCTTGTTTACGTTTGGCTGTCAGTTCTCCAAACCTAGCAACGGCACGACTCCCTAACTTTTCAGCTAGTTCCCGTAGTTCGTCTTCGGACATATCGTCCATATTCATCTGAGAAAGAACATCATCAGCAGATTCTTCTCCGGTTTGTTCAACCGTTTCTGTTTCTGCATCAACAATTAGGGGTTCCTCTTCAACTGATTCAGGAGCTACTTCCTCTGTTTGTTGAGTAGCAACTTCTTCTTCAGTTGGGATTCCTCCCAAGCGAGCTTGAGCGAACTCAGCTACACTGATATTTGTACTGTCCACTGAACTTGCGGCTTCAGCGATCTCCGTATTTGATTCGTCTGTCATAATTACCCACTCCTTAACGGCGAGCGATGCCGATGGTTTTTATTATATCACACTTAATTTCTATGCTTCTCAATTAGAGAATCATAATCAACCATGTGTAAAATTTGATCATATGACAACAGTCTACCACTAATCTGTTGCATATTGTCTGAGTTAGCAAGGTGCAGTTCTTCGATGCACTCTTCTCTCATTGTTAAAACAAATCCCATGAAGCGAGCAAATGCTTCGTATTGAGATAGTGTGTCTAAATCTTCTTGTATGTTAGTAACTGGACTCGTTTGCATTTTGTGTATTTACGTTGCCGACTTCTGCCGGAGATGTTCCGATACGTCCGATCTGTGCATTCTCTGCTTGTTGCATTTGGAATGTATACTGACCTACATATTTTTGTAAACGTTGAGCAAACATTTGATCTTGCTCTAGACGACCGGCGATGTCTGGTTGTTGTGAATATTGTTGAACAAGTTGGACTGCGGTTTGACCACCATTAGCTCGTGCTGGCATTTCAATGCCGGCAAAAATCTTAGCTAAGTCATCAGTTACTCCACGAATAATTTCGTCTTGAGCAACTTGAGGTGACTGAAGTATGCCATCTGCTAAAACCGGATCAATGGATGATGCGATTGCTGTAAGTAGGTTATCCACATTCATTAGACCATTGCGATCATACTGAAGCATACCAAGCATTCCTTGTAACTTTTGTGCTTGTGCCTCCGGATCCGTAGTTAATACATCATAATTAATCATGATGTCAAAGTTTTCATTTGGATTTCCCTTAACCATTTGAACTGACTCAGGGACACCGGTAACTCGGAAGAATGTGCTATCAGGTCCGAACCGTTGGTAGCATTTAAATGCCATACGTAGGACCTTAGCATTGTGCTGAAGAAACTTATCGACCAAGAATTGCTTGCGAACACCGCTAATTTGACTGGTTTCATCCAGTCCGCACAAGCGATCAGCCTGAGCCTGTTGGGTTTGTTCCATTTCAATGGACCCGGTGGGCGGTGGCGGAGTGGGTGCAAAGTCAATATCCCCCTTGCGACGATAAGGAATGTAACGACCGGGACCCCAATCAGTTGGTGCCTGACCCACTGGGTGAATGATCGGTGGCATTGTAGCAATGCTGTTCCGGTCAATACGTGAGTCACGTTCGATCTTAATTTGGTTTTGAATACCACGAAGGATCTGAGGGAAAGTCATCGTATCATACATACGTTTGCTATCCTCAGATAAACGTGTGACTACAACTGGGTAATCTTCGTATCCGTTAAGTAATTCAAACTTTGCAAAGCCCGGGATGTCTCCATCTCCGCTGAACTCTCTGTGAAAGACTGTGCAATAGATTCCTTGTGCACCATCGTCTTGATCTACTAGACGTTGATAGCCATAGATGATTTCAATTAGTTCATCTTGCTGATCAGTATTATCAGTAAAGATCATGCTACGGTTTTGATCGCTATCACGATCAACCATGTTGTCGCTTGATCCGCGATACCTTTCAATGATGTGCTGAACAAAGTCAGCATCCCATCCGTCAGTAGTAACCTTACCCTCTAGCTCTTGGGCTGTGTATGATGTCCGCCAAAAACAATAGGGTGCCCGTTGCGGATCAGTAACATAACTTGGAAAAAAGAAATCTCCGTCAGGGGAAAGTGTTTTTATTTCAGGTGCATCTACTAAACGGCGGATCAAAGGAAGAACCGTCTCGCTGGTATTGCGAAGTTCTTTGATAGCTTTTTTTGCTGTTGTAATATTGATACCATCAAACGTAGTCTCAATAAAAGCGGCGAGTTCGGCATCGTTACCTCCATCAAGGATGGAGCGATAGATCTCTGGGTTCGTTTGTCCTATCTGATCCATAGTTACGGTTTGCTTAAATCGGGTATCTTCCCGGTTCCAGCCTACGTATGTAACCATTAAACCTCGTTCTAGCATATAATTGGCACCTAGTTCCATTTCTTCGGCGAACCGATTAATGTAACCACTTGTAACCATCCAACGGAGAAAGTTTGAAACAACCTTTGAACGTCCTATATCACCGATCTCAACGGGGAATGCCCGGATATTTGCACGACTAAGTGCTGACATAAACAAAGATACTAAACGTGTGATACGTTCGTCAATGGTATGAGCCTCCATATCTGATGCACCTTCCCAAGGAAAAGCATCTGCTCCGTGCTTTCGGAGATCCCGGGACTTACCGTTCCAGAAATTGCGGCGGTCATCATAAGATGTGCGACACACATCAAAGTATGGTTCTAGCTCAAGCACCGTCTGATCGTAAGCACGGCGGAGAGCATTGACGTTTGGTTCATCCCCAACGTATGTTAAGGATTCAAAAATATCTTCGTTCTGCATTTAGTTTTTTTCTAACGGTTGTGATGACCTGATGGACATAGCCCTTATTCACCCCGATTTTATCACACAAATCTAAAGGTTTCATGGGTATGTTTTCTTGATTGTTACAATACCTCTGTAGTATCTCCCAAGATAGCAATCGGTCAACCTGTTGGTCTATAAATTCTGGATCAAGAGTTATGTCTTGTTGGGATGTATCTGTAGCTGGATCCTGCATTGTCTGTGATTTCTTCTACCTTAATTGTTTTACCATTTAGTTTGCCCTTGAACCTACGTGGCACAACTACCGGAACTCGTTTATTTAGTTCATTTAAATAAACATAAACGTAGTTAGGGTTAGGTGCTTGAGTTAATACCTTGCCAACGTAGTAGTTGGGAATTAGCTCCGGTGCCTCTAGTTTATCTTTAACTATACTGACCGCATCCTCGGTTAACCAAGTGTTCTTCCCCTTGCCGCTAATATCATCTTCGGAAACATTATCCTCAATGATAGTAGAGATAGTTAAAAAATCTACCTCTAGTTCTTCTGCTAGTGCTGTTGCTTTTGTCTTAGCCATTTAATATCCTCCTGTTGTTTTTTGTATTACCTTCATGTCCTTGTTGGTAACATGGTCAGGACCTTCGCCCCGGTTCGCCATACGTAGATAACGAATCACGTCAAAGAAATCCTTTAGCGGTTCGTCAGCTTTTCCGTTAGCATTGTAGTTAATTAAACTGTCAATCAAGTTGCCGCATCGTTCGTGAATGTAGCAACGAGGTTTATTCATTTCATCGATAGTGGCATTAGGATTATAACTGAACCAGTCGTCCAGTGCACTGATGCCCATGTCCTGTGTCCTTCCATCTGATGGAACAAAGACCAAGCCATGATCGTAGAATGTAGTAAATAAGTCGTCATTATTCTCGTTTTCCCGGGCAAAATAACGTGAATCCCCTATCCTTTCAAAGACTTCTACCCCGTGTGATTCCTCTATTCCTAGGAATAAATCAGTGTATCCCTGCACATCGTAGCCTATTTTCTTTGATGCTGGTCCACGTTTCCACTTTGGATCCCCGAACATTGCCCACTCCCCGTGTGCATCCCGGTCCGGGAACTCATCGAAGATGTATATCTCCCCGGCTTCGTTAACTGCCGCCCAGATAGCTACACTGTTCCGGGCACCTGCCGGATCCATTACCATATAAATCGTGTAGTCATCGTCATTGATGTCCGGGAACTTCATTCCGTATTTGTTTGGAATGTCACCAAGAACATTTACCTCAGTCGAGAACAGGGGTAGCAGTGATGTCATTGACTTCACCGGTACACCGTAAGCACGAACTAGGATCTCCTCCTCTGGGCGACCCTTGAGATCTTTGCTTAGACGTTTGTAACCCCCGAATGGATTCTCATCTGAGTGCAGATAAACGATGCCGGCATCCCGGTTGGGACTATACTGCCGGATTGGTAGCTGGCGGTTCTTTAATAGACTCGCTTCACGAGTCTCTAGTGTTTCCGCATTGGTGCAATACTCGCTAATGAAAGGTGTGAACCCATCAATAGGGGTAAACCCCAGTATCATCTTTGAATTAAATGTAGCTAAACGGAAACGAAGTGTGTTAACCAAAGCCGCATCACCAAGGTATTCATCAAGCCATGCCCCCATGTTTAGGTTGTCTGGCTTAGAAGGGAACCCGAATTGCATACCCTCTAGGATGGTTTGGTTATTTGAGAACTGTGTGTAAGTCTTGAAGTCAACCCGGGTCCGGGTATCCGGAAAGATAAACGAGCTTCCGGTGAATCCATTTTGCATAGAGAAGTTAATGTATCCCTCCGTGCTCTTAGTCTTTTTCCGGAACTCCTTGGGCATCATCTCCCACATGGCGGCTTGCTGAACCTTGACGGATGTATCGGCATTCTGTGAGAAACAAACTATGTGACCGTTCATGTTCTCCATGACAGCCTGCATAATTATCTTTGCACACCCGGTAGTCTTCCCGGATCTGTTACCCCCTAGGGTAAGGACCTCGTTGTATTCGTTTAGTCCGTTCCGGATCCTGCCCCAGCCATCTAAGTCAAAGCCGTAGCGAACCGGATCGTTTGTGGCGGCTTCAATTCTACCCTCGTGAGCACGGTGTAGATCCTCGAGTAGCTTAGGATCTTTATTTGCTAAGAGGAGAATCTCCTCGTCACTAGGGGCATCTAGTATCGGGTGCGGGGTAAACTCAATCATTCTTCGTCCTCGTCCTCCTCTACCCACTCAAAGTCAAAGTCATCTACATCTAGTTCGTCCCGGACTTCTCTCATTAGCATCTTGCCTATTGGCAAGTTAGTGAAGTCATAATACAAGTCACCATCGTCATTCATTACTATGAACATATAGTTCGGGAAGTGCTCGGATAAGATAGCCCGAACCTTCTCGTGTATATCCTCATGGTATTCTGAGTTAATCGACATCAATTACTTCCGCTTCTTTTAGTTTCCGGATTCGGTCCTCTGCCGCCTTGGCGGTAGCTTCGTAGTCCTCTTGGGTGTATACCTTCCGGTCCTCGGTGATATTAGTTGCCTCACCCCGGGCGGTCAGTGCTTCCCTTGCGGCATTAGCTTTAGCTATTGAAAGTTCTTTTAGATCCCGGAACGTAGCTTCTAGTTCCCCGGATTCAAGCCGGTCCCGGACTACCTCGATGAGGTCCTCCTCTAGGCTGGACATATCTAAGTAGTTCTTGGCGGCTATCCTTCCGGACAGTTCCCGGAACTTACCTATGTGGTCCGCATAGTCCGTAAGCACTGAGATGACAGTATGTCTATCGAAGCCATACTTCCTAACTAGCCGGGTCTGACTAGATCCTGTGGCATACAGGTAAAGCATCTGAGCTACCCGTTCCGGAGCGAACCTACTTAGACTATTCAGCTTATCTAACTCCTTCTGTTCAGATATGTCCTGAATGGACGTAGTGATCTCCTGCATTAACTGTTCCTTCTCATCCATCTTATTTCAACTATTTCTTAGTAGCACTTACGTGTCAAGTATATTATATGATACAATACACCTGTGGTACGTAATAAACCTTTCTGCCGTAGGCGAGAAAGGGAATGAGGATCAAGAGAACTCCTTATGTATCACCTGATTGATCAGGGCTGTCAAGTCCAAAATCCTATGAGGAGCATATTTTTTTGTAGCCATGTTTATGTATATATAGAGATGTCGCCGCAAAAAGTTCTGACCCCCTCCCCCCTGCTGTCGCTGTAGCGGTAATGAGACTGAGACTCAATATCAATAAGCACAGGAACTCTCAAATGAGACAGGGTCTCAAAAACTCGGGCTGTAGTTTTAATGAGACTGGGACTCAGTAGCACCTAAGAATGATTCTAATGTTCCACGTGGAACAAAATTCTTTTCCCCACAAGGGAGGTATTCATGGGGTGAATATGGGATGAGACTGACTCTCAATAACCCTTACTGCGACTGAATCTCATTAGGTATGGCATCGCCTCTGACGGCTCCCGTCTGACCTTTAGGGGTAGGGTGCCATCTGAAAATCGGGTGGCTTGTGGGGCATTTACGGCTCACTACGGGCTATACGATCTTACGTAAGTCGTTGATAGAAGTCATAAGTCATTGGTAAGAGTTTTGTAAGTCGTTGGTAATATCTCCCCAAAATGGTATTAACTGGCTATTCAGTTTCATTATTTTACACTTGACGTTCAAAACTAGTGATATACGATTCACAACTTATTCACTATTATAGTCCCATCGTTTAATTCTAACCTACTAAATAACACACTAAATAATACTAAATATGAGCACTAAAAAAGCAAAGATCGACCTGCACGAAACTATCACAAACCGCTTCATTGAGGCACTAAGCAAGGGCACTAATCCGTGGACAAAGCCGTGGAAAAGCAACGGTGCAGGCGGTGCCATGACGGGGCAATTTCCCGTTAATGTCTCAAGCGGTAAGCAGTATCAGGGCATCAATACTTTGATGCTTTGGATGGAGGCAAATGCACAGGGCTTTCAGTCCACTACATGGGGCACCTTCAAGCAATGGAAAGACAAGGGTGGCATGGTTCAAAAAGGGGAGAAGGGCACACCAGTGGTCTACTGGGGGGTGCTATTCTTTGAGCACGGGGCAGGTGGTAAACTGGGCAAGAAGCTCATACCGAACAAGCCCCACAGCATGAAGACACTCGAGGCTATGGCTCGAGCAGGCAAGATTAAGAAAGTGATGTATGAAAAATACAGCACCGCATTCAATCAAGATCAGACTGATCTCAAAGAGGAGGTCGAGCAGGTGCCTGCTGTGACCGAATCAGTAGAGGGCGGCAACACACCCGAATTTAAAGCCTGCCTTGAGACAGTTCAAGGATGGGTCGGGGATGAGGGAATAGTGACAAGTGAGGGCGGCAATCGTGCCTGCTACAGTCCAAGTCTCGACAGCATCAAGATGCCTGCACTCGTTCAGTTTCATAGCCCTGCTGAATACTACCACACGTTTTTCCACGAGATGGCTCACAGCACGGGGCACAGCTCACGGCTTGACCGCCTCGAGCCTGCAACGTTCGGGTCAGACCCCTATGCCAAGGAGGAACTGGTCGCTGAGTTGACCGCCTCTTTTCTCTCAAATGCTCACGGCATTTTTGCTAAGACTGAGGATAACTCGCAAGCTTACTTTAAGAATTGGGCGGACGTGCTCAAGGCTGACAAGAAGCTCATCTTTAAGGCATCTAGGGAAGCCCAGAAAGCCTTTGATCTAATCACGAATGCCTAACCACTCACAACGGGTAAGCCCCCATTCTGGGGGCACCCACAACCCACATATAAATACTAAAATTATGAGCAACGTATCGCAAATTATCGCTAAAGTTAAATCAGTTTCAGACGAGGAGATCGAGGTCATCTCACTGAGAGAAAAGTTTACCCGAGTCACTACTGGTGGCACCTCTCACTGGACTGACTTCTACTTTGACACCGAAGACAATCTTAGGGAGGTCAAGAAAACTGAAAACAAACCCAAGCCTATGGCTATTAGCACACAGCATAAGGAGCACCTAGTTGTCAATGGCGATGAGGTAGACCTGCTCTTGCCCGATGGATCAGTCGGGAGCTTTCGCCACAACGGGGAAGCCTTGATAGTATCGGTCTATCAAACACGTCTGGTTGATGACAACTGGGACGATGTCTGGGAGGGTAAACTCTACGAGTTTGAAATTCCTCAAGACAATCCAGAGGTCACCGATGAGGCTGTCAAAAAGGCAATGGATTTTTTCAATCCTCAATGCGAGAATTAATTTGACACCCACTGATCTATTCACGTATTATTAACTCATGACTAAAGAAAACACCGCACCCTCACCTAAGTTTAAGGCTTGGGACTACGTCCACCACGTCCGCAATAAGAATGAGAGACTGCCGTCTCGCCTTCACATCTTCGGCACCGTCATCAAGCAGGAGAACGACAACGTCTGGCTCACCGATGACAACGACACCTGCGAAATCATTCGGGTCTTCGAGGAAGACTTGGACTTTGCTGAGTCACCAAGATACGGGTGGAACTACAGCACGGACGAGGCAGGATTAGCCAGTAAGTATCAGAAGAAGGCAACAACTTGGCTTGCACTTTACCCTCACTCAACTAGTGACGAGGAAGCCATCAGATGGCGGTCGTATTACCGAAAGGCAGTTGACAATGACTACCCGATCCTTCGGGAGAAGGTCGGCACCGATCACCACCACTACTACATCAAGGAGCTTGGAGTCTTCTGTTCAGAAAATTATTCTTAAGGCTTGACACCCACCTCAAAACGAGGTGATACATAAGAAGCCCAGTCGGAGTATCCGATGGGGCACATAAGAAACCACATACTAAATTATGAATAACAAAAAAGATAAAGACCTATACAAGGGCGGAGATGCTGTCCTTTTTTCCTCAATAGTTTTAGCCTGCTCTGCACTGGGAGCCTTGGTTTTAATCACAGTTCAAATCATCATCAACCAATTCAACTAATGCCTAATCACGTAGCCAACGAACTAGTAATACGGGGAGACTCCCCGTCCATCAAGGACTTCATCCGATTCTCAAGGGGAACTGGACTGCACTGGAAGGGATCAGACAAGCCTGAGATCGTAAACGATCTGGAGCTTTCTCACTTCGTGCACCCTGACCTTGGTCGAAGGGGCAAGGAACTCTTGATGCCTTACTCAGCCCTAGCAACGGGCGAGCCAATGGGATACGACTGGTGCACAAACAACTGGGGCACCAAGTGGGGAGCCTACGAGTGTGTGCTCATGGACGAAGACCACCACGGTGAGGGCGAAATCTCTTATCAATTTAACACGGCATGGGAGACGTTCAACAATCGTGTATCGATTGCTATGTCTTCCGCCTTTCCTACTCTAAGGTTTGAGCTTACTTACTTTGAGCCGGGCATGGGGTTCAAGGGAGAGAGAGTATGGAACTTCAATGACGGTCTAGTCATGAAGTGTGTAGATGATTATCGAGACGATGATGATTGCCCTTTTCAATATGAATGTTTAGTATCAGCAGGATAAAATTATGCGAATAAAACTACACACATACCCCGAAGGGGGAGCGAGCCGGATGGCTCAGGATGAGATGGTGTCCAAGCTAACAGGCAAGGGACGTTTTACTGATTGTTATGTCGGAGAGTTGGAGCAAGGAGATGAGTATGTTCTCGATCCTAAGATGCCCCTGCCTTCCATCAGTGCACAGCAGGCAATCAAATATATTAACGACAATGAAATCTCAGTTCACCCTTTGCCCGGTTTGACTTGGGAGCTGAGGAGGAATGGTCTCGCATTATTTACCGGCGAGAAGGGTCAGTCATTGATGGACTGCCTCACTCACATCATTGAGATGGATGAGTTATAGGTTGACAGTAACTAATGAGTCATGCTTCATGTAGGCATGGCTCATTTTTACGACTGCAAACAAGACCCCTTCCTTTGCCTTGATGTGACCACACCGGCACAGGCACGTAAGCAAAGCAAAGTTTACCCATCCGTTACCACCATCTTAGGACTGATCAAAGACCCTTTCCTTGATGCCATCTACCGACCCCGAATGATCACTGACCTAGCCCGGAAGCACCCAACATTTCCTTGGCAGGAACTAGAGAAGCTTTGCTATGGCACCCGGGAGCACCCGGTAACCGGGGACATAATGTATTCAAGTGACTTCGGGACCGCCGTTCACAAGGAGATAGAGGATCAGCTTCAGCACACTTACCTTGAGCCGGGACGAGAGACAAGAGTTGAGACAGCATGGAGCGACCATGCCACCGCCTTTCTTGACTGGGTTGAGGATGAGGGAGTCACACCTCTAGCTACTGAGCACCTAGTTAAATGTAACCGGGTGAAGACCGCCGGATCAATTGACTTCATTGGCAAGGACAGCGACGACTTAGTATTCTTAGCTGACTACAAGTGCCGGACTAATACTAAGGGTAAGGCTAAGACTTATCCAAAGGACTGCTACCAGCTAGCCATTGAGGCGGACATCATTCGCCGGCACCACAAGTTGGACTACCTGCCTGCTTGCATAAGTGTAGTGGTTGACAGCGATACGTGCGAGCACTACCACAAGGAGTGGGCACCGGAGGACTGCGATAAAGGGATACAAATTTTTAAGAATGCATCCAAGCTTTATTGGCTAACCCGAATGTAATTTATGATAGCACCGAATGATAACCTGAATGAAGAACCGATCCGCTTAGACGGGTTGGATGAATGTATAATCGGAACAGATGTCCGGGGATACTTGATCTATGATTACGGCAAACTGCTTAATCATTTTGTAGTAGAAGGCATGGGCGAAGGCGAAGCCATGGAGTGGGTTGACTATAACATTATAGGTATGCAGTCAGAGAATTTTATTATTCTGTTTGATGACTTTGACCTAGAGATAACCATTGAATGATATGAATAATACCGCACAAGATACATACGAAAACAGATGCAAGGGCAGAGTAGGAGAGGACGTGTTCGAGGACTACTGCACCCGGAAAGGAGTTAAGTTCTACCGGACTGGCTTCGACGAGAAGCAGGATCAGATCCAAAAGTTCTGGATGATTCATCCTACGATGAGGCACATCCCGGACTACCTTATTGAGAACGACAAGGGACAGTTGAGTTGGATACACGTGAAGGGAACACCTCGCCTTAAACTCATTGACCTATTCATCTACTCTCAGTTCGAGCAACAGTTCAAGGGTGAGTGCGGATTCTTCCTAGCCTTTTGTTTCAAGGGACAAGACCCTCACTTCCTTACGTTCCCGGCACTTCAGAAGAAGCTGACTGGCTTAACGGTTCAGGAGTGGGACGATGGCAAACAGTATGTTCACCTGCCACTATGAACTTATACAGGATAGAGTATAAGCACGGCGATATGCCGGAGGACTACGTTGGTTGCACGGAGAAGTGGGCACGTGATGCCGGGCAGGCAATCGGATATGTGTGCAAGGGTAAGCCGGACAAGCAGGGCAACTGCACCACCAAGAAGAATGCAACCCTTACCATACTATCAGTTCAGGAAATTACCCCATCATCCTAATGACCTACGTTCCCCAAAACAAGTTAGCCCAATGGCGAAAGGATAATTCCACGGGCAGGTGCCCTATCCTTGACCGGGTGACCGATGACTTAGTAGTTGACCACGATCATCTCAACGGAGAGATCAGGGCGGTGATCAGCCGGGAAGCTAACACCATGCTTGGCAAGATTGAAAACATTCACCGAAGTATTTGCCGGGGTGACCCAAAGGATTTACCGCAGGTCTTGTTGAACATAGCTGAGTATCTTAAGGCACCGGCATCCGGGATACTTCATCCGGTTGGTATCAAACAATTAACCTCTAGGTTCAAGCGGAACCTCAACAAGGAGGAACAAGAATTTGCACTACAAAAAATGGGTGCGAAAAAAAGTGAAATAAAATGTTGCAAGAATGTGAATGATCGATCAGTCTTGTATCGAACCTTAGTTAAAACCATATACACTAAATCATGTCAGAAGAAATAACTAAACCTAACCTTCGGGTTAAACTATCAGCGATTCAAGGATCGCTTAAAGCCCCCAAGGGGCAGACAAATAAGTTCGGTGGATACAACTACCGATCAGCAGAGGACATCTTAAATTCAGTCAAGCCTTTGCTTGGCGAGTGGGGATGCTCTCTTGTAGTAAGCGATGAGATTGTAGAAGTAGCCGGACGTGTCTACGTTCGTGCTTCAGCAACCCTAGCTGACAACGATTCCGATCAGGCTATAGCTTCTCATGCATTCGCACGTGAGGCTGAGTCCAAGAAAGGAATGGACGAGGCACAGATCACCGGGTCAGCATCAAGCTATGCCCGGAAGTATGCTCTTAACGGATTGTTCGCTATCGATGATACGAAAGATCCGGATGCCCTGAACACACATGGCACATCAAACAAACCAACAACAAAAAAACCTAGCTTAGAGGAGCTAATATAATGGAAAAGAAATACGATAACACTAACGGCGGAGCACTGTTCCCCAATGACCGCAAGGAAAAAGACACTCACCCCGATCTACGTGGATCAATTAACGTGGGTGGTGTTGACTACTGGATCAAGGCATGGAAGAAAGATGCTAAGTCCGGTGTCAAGTTCCTGTCACTAGCTGTCAATCCAAAGGATGAGTCAGTAGAGAACAGCAGTCCAGCCGTTAACTCAGACCCATTTTAATAAGTGGAACTGGATGACATCAACTTCGATAAGGTATGGTGGGAAGACTTCCGCCGTGACGAGATCGAGGAGATACTGGCACTGACCGGAGCCAAGAACTCTGACTACACCGGAGGCAAGGGATGTGACAATCCATTTGCTAACTTCGATGGGTCAGAGGAGTTCGGCATTGACCCGTTAGTTGGTGTTGCTATCCGGATGCAGGATAAATTTCAAAGGCTCAAAGCCTTTTGTAAAGACGGAGAGTTATCCCTTGATACTAAAGGGGATACAGTTCGTGACATCTACCGGGACTTGATTGGCTACAGCCTCATCAGTCTAGGGATGGTCGAGCGAGACTCTAATTAACTTCGTGGTAAAATACAATGTAGCCTCGACAAGGTGTTGGGGCTACATTTATTTATCTACATGAGACACAAAACAACTATGCAAATATTGGAAGCCATACACGATGCAGTTCAACTTGGAAACAAGTTACATAAAGAGATTGACACACAAAAAATACCTAAGAAAGAGCAAGAAAATATTAAGTATTTGGGTCAATGCCTGCGGTCTATGGACTTCATCTTAAGCGATGAACGAAATAGAAAATCTACCACATAATGCAGAAGCAGAGGAAGCCGTCATAGCTTGCTGTCTTCTCGATGACTCGCCAGCCAACTACAATTCTGTTACCGAATTACTAACGGCTGAAGACTTCTTCATCAATAGGAACCAATGCATCTTTGATGCCATAGGTAAGCTAGTAAATGCTAGCCTGCCGGTGGATGAGATACACTTGTCCGAACAGCTAACCCGGGACAGGAACCTTGATGCCGTAGGTGGGATAACATCCATCTACAGTATTATGGATCGGGTTGGAACCTCTTTGCAGATGAAGCACTATGCAGAGATTGTCCGGGAGAAGTCGAACCTACGTAAGATGAACCGGGCATACCGGGTCGCAACCGAAAGCATAATAGCTCAGTCAGATCTGGCTGAGAACATTAAGCATACAGTTGACTCAGAGGTTAACCGGATTCACTTCACCCAAGAGAAACCGAATGACTTAAGCTCAACTGCTGAGGAGATTAAGGATGAGTTCCGGAGGATGCTAGCCGGAGAGTTTGTTACGGATGCATTGCCTACTCACATTGGTAAACTCGACCAGCAGTTAGGCAACCGGGGCATAGCACCCGGCGAGGTGATTACACTCGCGGCACCCACATCATGTGGTAAGTCAGCCTTGGCTCTTAACATAGCACTCAAGTCAGTCACTCACAACAATGCACCCTGTGCTGTATTCTCCTTGGAGATGCCACAGAAGCAGTTGTTTAAACGAATGACTCAGACCCTAGCCGGGGTGAACATCAAGCAGATAAGTGATGGTGTTATATCAGAGGAGAACATGAAGAAGGTTGATGAAGCAATCGACACACTTCACTCAGTTCCCCTATACACCAGTCATAGTGTTAAGTCAGCGGAGGATCTTGCATCTCAACTACGTAAGCTAGTGGACAAGCAAGGTGTAAAGCTAGCCGTGATTGATTACCTTCAGCTCATCCCGTTTAATTCCGGGAAGGTTGGCAAGGCGGAAGGCATTGCAAACATCTCTCATAAGATTAAGCAACTCGCCCTTGAGTTAAACATCGGTATCCTACTGTTGGCACAAGTCAATCGTG